ACTTAATTGAACAACATAAATTAGAAATATTTGATTCAGAAACTATTATAGAAATGTCTACCTTTGTTGCAAAAGGTACTTCTTATGAAGCAAGTGATGGGAATCACGACGACTTAATGATGAACTTAGTATTATTCGGTTGGTTTGCAACTACAGATATGTTTCTGAATTTAACAGATATTAATATTAAACAGATCTTATATTCTGACAGAATGCAAGCGATTGAAGATGATATGGTTCCATTTGGAGTTATTAATGACGGACACGAAGATAATACTGAAGTTGATTCTTCAGGTCAGGTATGGGAAGTATACGATACCGGCATGTACTGATGAGATACCATTATTTATAAATAATAATATGAAAAACATCGTATTATGCAAAACTTATTAACATAAACTGAAGAGGAAAACCTATGGCATTTCAAGTCTCACCTGGTGTACAGGTTAAAGAAATCGACTTGACGAATGTTGTTCCTGCTGTTTCAACTTCTATTGGTGCTATTGCTGGCGCATTCCAGTGGGGACCGGTTGAAGAGGTTAGAACAATTGGTTCAGAAAAAGAACTCGTCGAAGTCTTTGGCAAACCTAATAATGACACCTTTAATTATTTCATGAATGCTGCTGCATTCTTGCAATACGGCAACTCTTTGCGTGTTGTTCGTGTTGCTACCGGTAACCAAAACGCAAGTAACGATGGCACTGCTACTATCAATATTTCGAATGAAAACGATTTTGATAATACAGTATTCCCATCATCAGTAATCGTAGCTGCTAAATATCCAGGAGTACTCGGTAACTCACTTAAAGTTTCCATCTGTCCTGCTAACTCAACAGCTTTCAATAACTGGACTTATAAAGATCAATTTGACGCTGCTCCTGGTACATCTGCTTTTGTATCAAATAAGGGCGGTTCAACCGATGAAGTCCATGTTGTAGTTGTTGACGAAGATGGAGAATGGACTGGCGAAGCAAATACAGTCCTTGAAACTTTTGCTTTCGCATCTCAGGCTTCTGACGCAAAAGCAAGTGATGGTACTAACAACTACTGGAGAGAAGTAGTCAATAATGGTTCAAAATATATCTGGGCAACTGGTACTCCAACCACGTTAACAGATGAAGGTAACCTATCTGCTGGTCAAACATTTACTACAGTAACTGCAGCAATTGATTATTCTCTAACTGCTGGTACTGATGATAACGCTCCTACCGTGGGCGAATTGCAAACAGGATATGATCTGTTTGGCGACGCAGAAACTATTGATGTTAACCTAATCATTGGTGGCGCAGTAGCAACAGGCGATGCTGTAACTCATGCAAATAACCTGATTGCTCTTGCAGAAGGTCGTAAGGATGCTGTTGTATTCCTTTCACCCGCTATTGCAGATTCGGTAAACAGTAACACACCTGCTACTTCGGTCATTGCTTGGGCTGATCAGTTAACTTCAACCTCTTATGCGGTTGTTGATTCTTCTGCTCTATACGTATATGACAAGTATAATGATGTGTATCGTTGGGTTTCGGCATCTGGCCACGTAGCTGGTCTTTGTGCGAATACAGATAACGTAGCAGACGCATGGTTCTCTCCAGCTGGATTTAACCGTGGACAACTGTTAGGTGTTACAAAGCTTGCGTTCAATCCTAAGAAAGCAGATCGTGATGATATGTACAAAGCACGTATCAATCCAATTGTTAGCTTTCCTGGTGAAGGTACTGTCCTCTTTGGTGACAAAACAGCTCTTTCCAAGCCGAGTGCATTCGATCGTATTAACGTACGTAGATTGTTTATCGTCCTTGAAAAAGCAATTGCAACAGCTTCTAAGTTCCAATTGTTTGAATTCAACGATGAATTTACTCGTGCTCAGTTCCGTAACTTGGTAGAACCATTCTTACGAGACATTAAGGGTAGACGTGGTATTACTGACTTCTTGGTTGTTTGTGATGAAACAAACAATACTGGTGAAGTTATTGATACAAATCGTTTTGTTGCAGACATCTACATTAAGCCTGCTCGTTCTATTAACTTTATTACACTTAACTTTATTGCCACAAGAACTGGTGTAGAGTTTAGTGAAATTGTTGGACAATAAGGAGGTAGACAATGGCTATTTTAGGCGTAGATGATTTTAAATCAAAACTAACTGGCGGTGGTGCACGCTCCAACCTGTTCAAGGCAACAGTCAACTTTCCTGGTTATGCAGGTGGTGATGTTGAACTGACTTCTTTCTTAATCAAAGCAGCTCAGCTTCCTTCATCTGTTATTGCTCCAATTACGATCCCATTCCGTGGTCGTCAATTGCAAATTGCTGGTGATCGTACATTTGAACCTTGGACTATTACTATTATCAACGACGTAGATATGAATGTAAGAAATGCATTCGAGCGTTGGATGAATGGTATTAACCAGCATAATAACAATACTGGACTTTCAAATCCTACTGACTATCAGGCAGATATGATTGTTGAGCAATTGAATAAAGCTGGTGAGGTTACCAAGCGTTATGATTTCCGCGGAACTTTCCCAACTAACGTTTCTTCGATTGAATTGTCATATGACACTGAAAACACAATTGAAGAATTCACAGTTGAACTACAAGTTCAGTACTGGGAATCAGATACCACTTCTTAATGGTATATAAATAGTAGAAAGGAGAGGGCTTCGGCCCTCTTCTAATCTACATAGGAGCAATTGAATGGAATTATTTGGTTTTGAAATAAAGCGTAAAGCCGAAGAAAAGGAAGAAAAGAAAAAAGTTTCCTTTGTTCCTCGTGATGATGAGGATGGTGCGGGTTACGTTGTTAACGCGGGTGGATATTTTGGTCAGTACTTAGATACGTCTGGTGGTACTGCTAAAAATGAAGCCGACTTAATTATGAAATATAGAGACATTGCAACTCAACCTGAGTGCGATGCGGCTATTGATGACATTGTGTCAGAGGCCGTTGTGTCTGATGAAGATTCAGCTCCAGTAAGTATTATTTTAGATGATGTAGATCAACCAGATAGAATTAAGAAAT